TATTATTTTTATTTATTATATATATTTTAAATGTGCGCGTGCGTGGGAGCTGGATGTATATTTTTTGTTATTTGTATTTTTTAAAAATCGGCGTTTTTTTCTGCATCATGTTTTTATATACCCGTTAAAATATACCCGTTCGATATAATCTAATAAAGTTTACTTTTTTAAACTGCATATATTATTTTTTATTAAAAAACGGCTTCACTAGGCTATTTTTTAACAAAAAGCCCCCTCCCCTATTATATAAAACGCCACCCGCCCCCCGAGATACCTCCTCATTTTTACACATCACCCCCTTGACTTTAATTGAACACCGATATATAATGTACTCAAAAGGAGTTGAAAAGGGCAATACCCTTTAACCCTTTAATTTAAAAATGGAGGTAAAGATATGTTAAAAAACAAGATAGAAAGGAAAAAGGGTAATCCCTTTAACCCGGAAAGGAAGTGCCTTTCATGAATAGTACAACAATCCAACATTTCGAGGATTACAACAAAGAATTTGATTTAGAGATATTTTTCGAAGAACTGGGTGAAAAGACTTTAGAGGACAAAGACAAATTTTATAGAACTGTCATGAGGGCGATTTTCAAAAGCAATCCAAAACTTAAAAAGATTGAGGTTGACTATGATAAGGAATATGAGAAGAAGGTCAAAGATAACGAAGATGCCAAAAATGAACTATTTCAAACGTATGAAGTTTTAGGCATGATGAGGGAATGGTTAAATTTCAAACAAATCTATAAATTCGATTTAGATACCCTAGATACGCTTTTTGGTAGTAGGTGTAGTGATTTAACCTATGAGGAATTGAAATGCTTAAAAATGCCTTATGAGTGCTTTGCTATCGAGAATGACATAGCTTATAAAGATGTGGTTATAGATTCGACGCTAGTATGCAGAAGGACTGGTACTGAATTAGATATGGCTATATTATCAATATATGGTTATGCAAAACGAGATAAGAGTCAAAGATTAGTTAGGTTGGACCTTATAGTAGATAAAAACGTAAGTTTATTTGATTATTTAGAAGAGCATGCTGACGAGGAATGTATTGAATATGTCAAGAAGGTGTTAAATCTAATGCAATATTTATGTCAGCCAAAAGTAGATAAGGTGGTTAAGGCGATTAGACGTAAAGCCAAAAAAGAAATAAATAAAGAAAAGCGACTACCAAAACACTTTTATAACGTAGATTATGACGAAAATACAATAGGCGTAAGGCTTGGAAATGCCATTAGAGAATATAAATTGGTTTATGAAAAAGAGGAGTCCCTTTCAAACCCTAGTGATAAACCAAGAAGAAAGGTTAAGCCTCATACAAGATGTGGACATTATCAACATTATTGGGTAGGCAAAGGAAGAACAGAGGTTATAACCAAGTATATAGAGCCAACATTTGTTTTAGGTGGTAGCAAAAACGCTACAATACACAATGTAAAAAGGGATACCCTTTTAAACCCAAAAAAATAAAAAATAAGGAGGTAATTATTATGGAACAATTAGAAATTTTAAAATTAAAGCAAATGCTAGAAGATGCAAAAATACCATTTGAATTTACTGATGATTTCTTTCATGGCGACCATAAGCCATCATATCAAATCATAATTAGGAATAAAGAAAACCCTAAATACGCTTTATGTGATGTAATTTATCATTATGGTAGTTATGGCTACGACCAGAACTTATTAGAAATCATGGGTGCATTAACTGAAGAAGAGGAAGAAGATAATTCGGTTTTAGGTTATTTAACTGCCAATGAGGTATTTAAGAGGTTTAAGTATTGCTACGAACATAACACTAAATTTTATAAAAAAAGTTAAGGAGGTAAACATGAATAAATATTTAGAGCCAAAGGATTACAAAGAAGTTGATGGCTATGTTTTATGTAGCAAATATTATCATAAAATAGGAGAGTTCAACGCCATAAGAAATAATGATATTGAAGGCGATTGGGAAATAATGAAAATTGATAAAGAAACCAAAGAAGCATTTTATGGTATGCCTGTTGAGGGTTTAGGACTTGTTAATTGTATGATTCTAAAAGAGGATTGTAGAGCATTTAAAGAACAAGAATTAAATGCTTGGCAAAATAGGATTATGGGAATTTTTGGAAGTCATAGTGATAAATTAAGCTATTGCTATAAGATAGAGGTAAAAGACTTATTAGGAGGGCAAATATGAGAAACACATTTTCAATTATTAAGAAAGGAGGCAACGCAGTTATGAGAAACACATTTTCAATTATTAAGGAGGTAGCACAGCTATGAAAAACACATTTTTAATTGTTAAGGAGGCAACGCAGTTATGATTACATTTATACTATTAGTTATTTTATTAGGACAAAGAAGATTGAATGGCAAATACTATATAGAAGAAGGAGATGAAATTAATCATGCCAAGCTATAATAATTTTAATGTTAATGAGGATCTGTTGATTCCTGATGGTAAGGGTAAAAAAGTTGAAATGATAGATGGTGTACCAGTCTGGATAATCAACACTTTAAAGAATCACGATAATTGCTACGTTAATGATATTAATAAAACTGCTTATGAGTTAAGTGAAATATTAGGTTTTAAGGTTGAAATAACTCCAGCTCAAAAGGGTGGTTATATCATTAGTAAAGTTAAAGATAAGAAAGAATATGAAGTCCATAAGATTTAGAGGTGAATGATATGTTTATAAGAACTAAAGATGGAATAATTGATACAGATAATACCAATAAATGTATTTATGTAATTAGAGATAATAGCATTAAAAAAAGTGAATTTCGTTATGTGTCATATCTTTGGGATAATTGGAGAGAATATTTTTTAATTGATTATCAAAATTGTGCGTTATTTTCTTATAATTCAGCACAAATTTTTATTAGTGATTTAATGAAAGAAAACCTAAAATATCAAAATTTAGTTATTGAATTAAGTCCATACTACAAAGATTATAACCAATCTGACAACCTAGCCGAGTTGATTGATGGTTATTATGTTCAAATAAACGATTGGATTTTTGATATAACTCATTTATTTGATAACCTTGAAGAAGTTATCAAAGATTTTGAAGATTGGAAAAGTTACTCGAATAGAAAATATTTGGATTATGAAATATCTATTTATGCTTTTATTAAAACCGATAAAGGACTTATATACGTTGCCAAAATAATAGATGGTGAGTTGGCACTGATATAACAAACGCAAATAGAAATTGCGTATGTTGTAAAAAAACTATTAAAAAATGGCAATTTTTTATAGAAAACGTAGTTTTTAACTACAAAATTCGAAAAAAATATTCAAAAAGTGAGGATAAAAAATGAAATTATTACTATATTGCAAGGAGGATTTATATGAGAAGTAAAGCAAACGAATATTTAGGTAGAACTTTCGGAAGATTAACAGTTTTAGAAATAGTAAAAACTGATAAACCCAGAACTCATTTTAAGTGTAGATGTCAATGTGGTAATGAATTGACAGTTCCACTAAATGCAATTCAAAGAGGAAATACAAAGTCTTGTGGTTGTTTAGCGATAGAAACTAGAAAAAATAATGGTCATAAGTTAAGTCCTATGAAATATGATATAGATACAAGACAAGATGATATTTATAAAACTTATTGCAGAATGTTAAGAAGATGTTATTGGAAAGATTCTGAAATACATAAAAAATATTATCAAAATAAAGGAATAAAAGTTTGTGCTGAATGGTTGAATGATTTTATGGTATTTAAAAAATGGGCGTTAGAAAATGGTTATCAAAAAGGATTAGCAATAGATAGAATAAATCCAAATGATGATTACAAACCTAGTAATTGTAGATTTATTACAGTTAGTGAAAATTCAAGAAGAATAGAACGTAAAAAAGGTGTATTGTGTTTATCTCAAACTAAAAAGGAAGAAATCTATATAAAAAGAGATAATGGGTATAAGTTAAAAGATTTAGCAATAGAATATAATGTTAGTTTATCTACCATAAAGAAATTACTATATAAAGAAAGGGGAAATTATAATGCCTAGATTACTTTTATATTGTGTTAAGGCAAAGCCTTATTTAGTAAGTTATAACAATACAAACAAACATTGGTATTTGTTAAGGGAAAATGAAATAAAGCCGTTTCCACAACTTAATACTTATAACGGTAAGATAATTGCAGAATGTGATTTTGAGGTTGAGGAAATAAATTGTAGTAGTGTATTTAATCATTGTTATGCTACTTGGAATTTAGGGCAAGAGGAATTATTAAAATTTTCTTGTTTAGAACGTAAGCAATTAGTTGATTATCTAGGATATGAAAATCAAATTGACGGCAAGTGGTGTGGTTATGCAATCCACATTAAGAACTTACACATATTTGATGAACCTAGAGAGTTATATGACTGTTTAATATACCCTAAAATTGAGCCTAGATATTATGGTTGTGAACATTTAAGCAAAGCTCCACAAAATATGATGTATGTTGAATTAGATGATATTAAATACATTTTAATCTCAATTCAACCACAATGGTTATGTAAAATTCTTAATGGCGATAAAACTATTGAGGTAAGGAAGAAAGTTTTAAAGGAGATGATGAATAATGAGTGAAAAAGAAATAATAGAAAAATGTAAAATTAAAAAGAAACCATTAGAAGCATTACACACAATAGCATTTAATACTCAAATAAATGGTTTGAATTTTGGTGATGAATTAAGAATAATTGAACAAGCCTTACAACGCCTAGAAGCAATAGACAACGCAAATCCTAATGAAGCATTAAAAGAACTAGAACAAGATATAAAAGATAGGGTTATACTTGCAGAAGATAGGCAACTAAAATTATGTGCAGTCATTAAACAAGCCCTTATCAAATCACAAGAGCAAGGAAATAAAAATGCTTGTTTCGTAGGTGGAAGAACAGTTAATAAGGACATTATCTATTTAAAGCAAAGTATTGAACAGTGTAATGATAAGCCAATTTTTTATATGAGTAAAAGATATGGCAATAAATATATTGTTCCGCAAAAATCATTTGAAGATCAAGCACAAGTGCTTAAGATTTTAAAAGAAAAGAAAGTTGATACAAGAGTATTACGAAATTGTTTAGAAGCAAAAGACGAAACGCCTAAAGATTATAATTTCCTTAGAGATAAGCATCCACTTACACAAGAAGAATTTGATTTATTAAAAAGGTATTATTATGAACAAGATAACAAGTAAGTGGAGTTTTATTTTAGGTCAAAATTCTATTCGCAAAGCATTTTCAGATGCCGAATTTGAAAACGTTAGTGAACAATGGATTAATGAATATAAGAAAGAACGTAAGCAACACTATCAACAATTTATCAAGCATAAGTTAGGAAAGAAAGGAAAATTTGGTAATGGAACAAACTAATAAAGAAAGATTTTTAGAATTATTAAGAAAAGTAAATAGAGATGGAATGGATAAATTAATTGCTTGGTTAGAAAGTAGCACATTCTTTGTAGACCCTGCATCAGCTAACTATCATGGCGATTATGAGGGTGGATTATGCGAACATAGTTTAGCAGTATTTGAAGAGTATGTAAAATTACTTAATATAAGTCCTGAAGATGATGGAGCAATCGAAAAAGCAATAATCACTTGTTTGCTTCATGATGTATGCAAAATTGGAACATACAAATTAGGTTTTAAAAATATTAAAAACGTAGAAGGCAAATGGGAACAAGTGCCTCAATACGAGAATGTTGATAGTGTATTTCCATTTGGGCATGGTGAAAAGTCAGTTCTAATGATTAATCAGTTTATAAAGCTAACAAAAGAAGAAATGCTAATGATTAGATGGCACATGGGTGCTTATGAATCTAAAGAATGTTGGCGTGAATTAGGTGTAGCACAAGAAATGTATCCTAGTGTACTTTATATACACTTTGCTGATATGATAGCAACTAAAGTAAGAGGTGTTTAATTTGAAAAAGGTAAAAGACTTAATTAATGAAGATTATCAAAAAATAGTTTTAATGAAAAAAACAAGTCCTAGATGTTGGACAGGTCATAAAACAAATTTATCTAAAGAAGAGATATTAGAAAAGTATAAAGATGAAAAAGCCGAAATAGTCGAAACTGAAGATGTCATTGGCTATGATGCTTTTAACCGAGCAATAATTAGATATGAAATCAAATTATTCATTTATTTAGAGGTGTAATATGGAATTAGATATAGAATTAACAATGAATAGAAATGTAGATACAAAACCAAGCAATATAAGAATTGGACTAGGCGAAAAAGTTGAATTTGTAATGAGTATGGAAAATGGGTATATTATGATTAAATATAAAGGTGGTTTTTATCCTATTCCAAAAGATAGCATTAAGGAACAAGATAAGATAAAGGAAGTGTAATTATGATGGATTCTATGTTAAAGATTCATGCAGTCGAAAAAATAAAGATGCCAAGAGGCACAAAGATTACTGCTTTAATTGATAGGAAAAGAGCAAGAAAGCAAATGAGAGATACTTACGATATTGATAAAGATACCAAATTTAAAGAAACTTTATTAATAGATGAAGTGTTAGAGGTAGAAGAATGACACCTGAAGAGCAAAAGGAATTTGATGAGCTTAACAAATATAAAGAGTTTGCAAAATTATTCTTTAATATATTTGAATTAGATTATTTGAAAAAGAATTTCACATTGATTATGCAACCTCAAGAGCCTTATAAAATTGAGGAAAACAAATTAAGAATATGTTTAATTGAAGAAGATGCAAATAAGATTTATGAGGTTGCTAAATTAATAGAACAAGAAAATGATGTAGAACAAGATGAGGTGGGAGAAATTGAGTAAAAATGTTATAGAAATCAGTGCAGAAGATATAATTGATTATATGACAAAGAATAATGCAGGTATAAGGGCAACGGCTCAACATTTTGGTTGTAGTGTAGGCACTGTTTGGAATAGAATAAGCCAGTATGAAGGTAAGGATAAAGATTTAATCAAAAACCAAATGTCAAAAAACATTCAAGAAAGCCATAAAAAATTAAAGCAATATAATAATTGATAATTTAAAAAAATATGCTATAATTAAATTGCTTCTAGTTGTGATGTAAGTAATATAAATATACTTACCATTCAATTTTTTTAGGTTTAAGAGGTATTGGAGTACCTCTTTTTCTTTTTATATAATTTTTTTCTAAAAATATTTCTTTTTTTATTTCTTAATACTTGCTTTTGATACTTTTTTGTTGTAGAATGTAATTAGTAAGTGGAGTTGATTTAAGAAAGAGGGTATGATTATGGAACTTACAACAAGAGAATATAGTGTTTACAACGAGATTAAAGCAAGAAGCGAAAAAGGTGAATGGACTAATGTTCAATATCTTGCCGAAATGTGTGGTTGTGGTAAAAGAGCCATTAGAAGAGCAATCCAAAACATTAGAGAATCAAGCAAGATTCAAAAGATAATTTTAACTGATTATCAAAAAGGTTATAAGCTAATGAGCGTTGATGATGAATTTAGTATGCTTACTAAAACAAAGATTAAGATCCTAAAAGAATTAAAGAGATATTGGAAAGATGTTGAAAGATATAATAAGAATAATCAAAACAAAATAACATTTACCAAATACGAAAGAGATTTTTTTGAAAGTTTAGTTGAGGTGAAATAATGTTATTGGAATTACTAGAAAAAATAGATAAAAGAGAATATTTAACTGAAGAAGAACATAAATTATATTTAAAAGAATTAGAATTTATGGCTAAATTATTTGATGATTTAACTACTGGTAATATGGTTAGTTATCATGGAAAGTTTATAGCTATGAATAAGAAAAAGTATTATGAATATAGAGATAAGCAATTAGTATCAGCAGAGGCAGTAGCATTTACTCAACAAAGAAATGAAGAAATAGAAAAGGTGCTAAAGATTGTGCTTGAAAAAGAAGTAAATATGCAAGTATTTAATCAATGCGAAGATGTTGAAACTTATAATAAAGTTTATATAAAACAAAAGGATAGGCAACTTGCACAGGAAGAGTTTGATACTATAAAGGAAGGTTTTGAATATGTACATAAGAACTAAAAACAATATTTATCAAGTAGAAAGTATATTAAGAGATAATGGCTTTGTAAAAGGTTATAATGTTGGAGAAATGGCATTTATAAGAAAAGACCAAGTTATTAATCAATCAGACAACCTAGAAGAATTATGCGATGCCATTGTTTATTATGATTGTGATTTAGAATGTATGCAAGTTACTTGGTTAAAAGGAAAGAATGTTGCTAATTTTAAAAGATATTTTGATTATGTTAAAATGGGTGGTATAAAAGATGTCAAAGGTGCGATTTTAACTAAAAAAGGTATTATTTATATAGCTGATATGAACAATGATGGAAAGTTGGTGTTGATATGAAATTAACAATAATTTCTCGTGTTAAAAAGATTATGGAAGATGAATTTTTTACTAAAATTGAAGAAATAGAAGTTCAAGAAATTCGTTGGGAAGAAAATCATGTTTTATTTTTTATTCGTAAAGGTTATGCTCATTATGAGCATTTAGAAGATAACCAAGAAATATTAAGATTAACTGATTAGAGGTAGAAGAAAATGAGTAAAGAATATTTAGAAGCATTAGAAAGATTAGCAATGCCAGATGAAATACATATAAGCGAGTGCAAAAAACTAGGCATAAGCCCTACACAAGATTATAAAATTATCGAACAAGCCTTACAACGCCTAGAAGCAATAGACAATGCAAAGCCTAGTGAGGCGTTAGAGTGTTGGAACTATATAAAGGCTATAATACCTGAATGGGCTAGAAAAAAGGATGAAAAACATCCAGATATTTTAGAGCCTATCAAACAAGCTTTAATCAAAGCACAAGAAAATGAAAAAGACAAGGTACTTTTAAAAAATCTTCATAATACAAAAGTTAAAGTTCCTTTAGTTCATATATTTAATGGTTTGTCTTGGGAAAAGAAATTTGCTTATACAGAACACATTTATTATCATTGGGAAGAATTGAAAGAGTCTTTAGAAGCAGAAATTAAAGCTATTAAAGACGAAAAAGAAAATTTAGAATCAAAAACTAAAAAGCAAGAAAAGGTGCTTAAGATTATTTTTGAAAAGAATGTTGATATTGGATTGTTAAAACGTTCTGAAAATTGGCTCGATTATTATACAAGAGTTAAACATAAAACAGGTAAAGATACTGAACTTACTGAAGAAGAATTTAATTCATTAAAGAGGTGGTTAAAATGAGAGATTTGGGTAAAGAATTAAGAAACTTGCAACTAGCTTTATGGGAATCAAATGATAAACCGATTTATTACATTAGTAAAATACATGGTGATAAATATATTGTTCCACAGAAAGAATATGAAAAACTAAACAAAGAAAATGCTGAATATAAAAAGGTGTTAAGCATTATTAATGAATACCAAGTTGATATATGGCTTTTAAAACAATGCGATTATGAAAATTATATTCGTATAAGAAAGGAAGCTATGGTTTCAGTAGGTAAAATTGTTAATGAAGATGGTATTACTCTTGAAGATGAACTTCCTGAAAAATATTTTGATTTATTAAAGGAGTATGCAAATGAAAGAATGTAAATTATGTGGTAAGTTTAGAGTTATTTACAAATTAGGTTGTTGTAAGAGTTGCTATACTTACAATCTTATCAAGAAATACAAATTAAAAGATGATGCTAACTTTCATATAAATTCTCAAAAAGAGATGATAGAAGAATTTTTAGCAAACCCAACTACAAAGACTAAAAAAGAGTTAGCTGAAAAGTATTGCATGACAATTAGAAATATTGATTATGCTATTAATATGTATTGCGATAAATACTATGTAAGAAGAGATAATGAAAATATTATTATTAAATAAATATATTAAATTAACTATGTTTTTATTACATAGTTTTTATTGCTTTAAAGGAGATGTATATAATGCAAGATAATAGTTATCAATTATTTTTAAAAATGGATAGCAATTTTAAGATAATGGCAAAAGAGCCTAAACTATATATGAACGAAAAATTGTGCCATCAGTTTGTGCGTGATTTTGAAAAGTTGCTATATGATACGATTCATAATGAGTTAGCACCATACAAAGATATAGAAGAAAATGAAAAAAAGATTAGAACATATTGCAAATACATAATTAAATATCTATTACCTTTTTGTAACAAGAAGATTAAAATATTACATAATGAATTACAGACTGAAGAATATGAGTTTGATGAATTAAAAAATCAAATGCTTAATAATTGGGTATTGCTTGAAGATGATTTATATGCCCTTGCATCATTTAGGTCATTAAAACATTTTGCTTTTTATATTGAGCGTGGAAATAAGAAAAAGGTATGGGCAAAGACAATGCCTATATTTGAACAATACTTTTATTACACAAACAAGATGATACTAAATGGCGATATGAAAATGATTAGAGCTAGTTATTTTCCCGGAGCAGGTAAAACCTATGCTGGTAATTTAACTTGTGCTTTTTGGTTTGGTTATGATGAGGAAATGACAATATTAAGAATCACATATTCTGATGATTTGGCTAAATCATTTACAAAGCAAATTGAAAACATTATGACAGGTGAGCAATATAAAAAGGTTTTTCCAAAATTTAATAAGACACCTAATGAGGTATTTAAAACCCATAATGCTTATGAATTATGGATTGAAGGTAGTTCTAATGCTAACTTTTATGCTACTACTAGAGATGGACAATCTACTGGTAAAAGAGCCAAGTTATTAATGATAGATGATGTTACTAAAGGTGCTAAAGAGGCTTATGATACTGATTTACAAAAGAAAATTGTAGTAATGTATGATAACGATTGGTCGAGTAGAGCTGATGATGACGACCAAAAAGAAATTTTACTTGGTACAATGTGGAGTAGATTCGACATATTAAATGTTAGACAGCAAAGAGATGAAGAAGATGGCGAACTAATAGAAGATGAAATGTTTAAATACACTAAATTGAATTTAGAAGGCACAAGTGCTTATATTGGTGTGCCATTACTAGATTATGATACCGATGAAACAACATGTCCTTTAAGATATTCAACTGCTTATGGTAGAAAGAAAAGAGAAAAGAGTGTTGATAAGTCATTGTTTGAGGCAGTATATCAACAAAGACCACAAGAGCCAGAGGATTTAATATTTGCTTATAGAAAATTAAATACTTATAACGATAAGACTTTTCCAAAAGAGATTTTACAAGGTGATTATGAGTGTAGAGCGTTTATAGATCCTAATAGAACAGGTTTTGACTACTTTGTTTGTGCCTTTTATAAGAGGCATTTGATACCACAACAAAATGCTAGTGATAAGTATAGCAAATGGTATTTTGTAGATGTTATATGTAGAAAGAAAACATATAAAATGGTTAAAGAAGATTTATTAGAAAAAATAAAGAAAAATAATGTTAGCAAATTAGGAATAGAAATTAATACCTCAAACGAATTACCTGAATTAATAGAGGAAGATTTATTGAATCTAGGCTATACTGATTTTGAAATGCAAGAAGAATTTTCAACTGAAAAGAAAGAGAAGAAAATAGCCGATGCACAACAAGAGGTTATAGATGAAATAGTTTATCCTGCAAAAGGATTGTTTGCTGATAATTCCGAAATGGGTATAGCTATGACAATGCTTACTACATACAGTATTGATAAAAAGAATGAGCATGATGACTTCCCAGATTGTAACGTTATGTTTATTAAGAAAAATATTTTAGAAGAAAACCAAAACGAGTATGAAATATTAGATTCTAGATTTAGACTTTTTTAAAAATAGATATTGACATTATTTTATAAACTTTTTAAAATAAAAATAGATAAATATTTTTATTATTTAATGTAATTATTAAAACTAGATGCTTTGGAGGGATAGAATGGAAAACTATTATACAGGTAGAGAAAAGATAATGATACCAGTTTCTTTTAAAGATTTTAATAATAATCCATTGAGATACATAAAGCATTATTTACCTAATGTATGTTCAAAGAATCAAGTAAACAAGCAAGAAGCTGAAGAATTAAAAAACATTTATAAAGGCTTACAAGATATTCAATATAAGGCTAGATTAAATGGTGATACAAAAAACAACAATAAGATTGTAGTTAATCATATATATAGACAAGTTGAATTTAAGAAAGGTTTTATGGTTGGTAACCCTATTGATTATTCAATAGCAGTAAGTACAAAGAATACTGATGATTTAACTTATTTACAAAAGTATTTCAAAGATTGTGGTAAAGCAAGTAAGGACATTGATAAATATGAGGACTTATTTGTATGTGGTATTGCAGAACAATTTGTTATACCAAGAAGAACTAAATATGATGAAGAAGGTGAATCACCTTTTGAATTATACAACGTTGAAATTGGTACTGCATTTAAGGTTTATTCAAACGATATATCACAAGCACCATTATTTGATGTTGTTATCAGTGAAGTAATTACTGATACTGATTTTAAAAAGAGAAAAGAATTTAATGTATATTTTATAAACCCTACTGACAATGAAACATATTTCATTGTGTTTGATGAAAAACAACAAGTTATAAAAGAAGCAGTTAAACAACCTTATGATTTCTTACCATTGGTTGAATATTCATTGAATAAAAATAGAATGGGTATTGTAGAGTTAGTAATTGCTATTCAAAATGCAATTAATATTATTCACTCAAACCAAGTTGATGATATTGTAGAATTTGTTAATGCTTATTTGGTATTTGAAAATGTCGAAAAGAAAAAAGAGTGGGAAGAAGATGTCAAAAAGTTCAAAGCAAATAGAACTATTATGATTAAATCAACTAATCCACAACAACAAGCGAAAGTATCATTATTAAGAGAAACATTACAACATACTGAAATCAACGAATCATTAGAATTATTAATTCAAGAAATGTATGACATTGTAGCATGCCCTAAAACAAGTGGTGGTGTTACAAGTGGTGGTGATACTGGTGAGGCAAGAATTTTAGGTAATGGTTGGGAGTCAGCTCAAAACCAAGCAAAAGTTGATGTTACTTATGTAACTTATTATGAGCAAGAGTTTTTAAAGAAAGTTATTGATATTTGTAAGAAAAACACTAAAACTATCAAAGAGATTTATGCTAGTGAAATTGATATTAAGTTCTCTATTAATATGAGTAATAATATTTTAACAAAGACACAAGCATTACAAAATCTTTATGCAATGCACATGCCTTATGAAGATGCACTTGCAGTTACAGGTATTACAAGTGATACTCATGGTTTAGCAGAGAAATGGGCAAAGTTTGATAAAGAGGCTAAAACTATTGCAACACAAATGCAAACAAAGGATTTAGGTAATGACAGCAACTCAAACAAAAATAATAGTAATAACAGTAATACTACTAATAATAGTAATAACAATAATGATTAGTAAAAGTAGTAATAAAAAATAGTATATAATTATTAAAAAATAATTAATTATATAAGTGCTAGAGAAAGCACTATAATATTACGCAACATAAGTTAGAGAAAACTTTAAAAAACGCAGGAGGAAATTAAATGCAACAAGAAAAGCGAAAAGGTCCGTTAGTACCTTATAACCTTCAATTATTTGCTGACCCTAATGGAGACCCAGATAATGGTAGCGATAATGGTGGTGCAAATGGTGGAAATAATAACAATCCACCAAAGACTAACAAACATTCTGACGAAGATTATGATAAGTTAAAGGCTTCACATGATAAGATTTCAAGTGAAATTGCCGAATTAAAAAAGCAGTTAAGAAGTAAGCAAACTGATGAAGAGAAAAAAGCCGAAGAAGAAAAAATTAAAAATCAAGAAATCGAGGCTATGAAAAAGGATCTAGCAACTTATAAAATCAAGGCAGAATTAGGCGATACTTTTGAGGGCGATGAAATTGAAAAATTAACTAAAGTATTAGTCGAAGGAAATCAAGAGGAAATCGTTAAAACATTAAAAGAAATCGTAAAAGCCAAGAAAGATAAAATCTATGCTGATGCTAAAAAGGAATTTAGTCAATCTTCATCATTACCCGGTGGAAATGGTGGCAAAGATGATATTCCTTCAAATGCTCAAAATTACATTGATGGCAAAAAGTCAAAAGGTAAGAGTGCAAAAGATTATTTCTTTGGAGGCAACAAATCAAGCCAAACAGATTAAAATTTAGAAAAGAGAGGAAAGAAAAAGAATTATGGCACAAATGGTTAAAACAACAATTTATGATGCACCAGAAAAAGATGTAGCATTAAATACTGATAACTTATTTGAAATTGGCGTACAAGTATCAAATACTGGTGTTACTGCTGATGCAAATGGTAGAAAGATTATTAAGGCTGGTACTCCTGTTGGTGGTACAACATCAGTATTAGATACAAGAAATGCAGTATTATCAGTTACAAACACTGCTTCAACAGGTGCAAACGCACAAGGCGTATTAAGGCATGATGTTGATGTTACTGATGGTAACGCAAATGCAACATTAATTGTAAGAGGCGAAGTAGATTCTTCTAAATGCCCTACAATCGCTACTGAAGCTAAAGAGGCTTTAGTTCATATTATATTTGTTAATGGAGGTGCTTACTAATGTCAAACGTATTCGAATCAAACATTAATGCAAAGGTTATTAAGACAATTTATGAGGCTGATGCCGAAAATAGAGCTCCTTATCTAGGTGAGGCTTTATTCCCTGCTACAAGACAACAGGGTTTAGAGTTAAATGTTGTTAAGGGTAAGCAAGGTTTACCAGTAGCTTTAGTATCAGCAAATTGGGATACAGATGTATTATATCGTGATAGAATTGGTTTCAAGGCTTTAACAGCACAATTACCATTCTTCAAGGAAGCATACAAGGTTGATGAATTAACAAGACAAAAGATTTTAACAATGGACCAAAAGTATGTTAGTCCTTTGTTCAATAAGGTTTATGATGATGTAAGTGATTTATTAGATGGTGCTGAAGTTACTGCCGAGCGTATGCGTATGCAATTAATTGGTACTGGTACTATTTCAATTCAAGAGAATGGTGTAGATAAGCAGTACAATTATGGTTTTACAACAGCAACACAATTAGTTACTGAAAATACATTATGGTCTGCAACAGGTGCAAAGCCATTCGCAAGTATGGTAAAGCAATTAAAGAATTATAAGAGAATATTTAAGAAGAATCCGGGACTTGTTGTTATGGGTTATGATGCATATCAGCATTTATTAGAAGATACAGATATTCTAGCATACTTTAGTTCATTACCTACTCCATTATTAGCACCAACTGATGATGAGATTCATGCTTATATCGAAAGAAGATTAGGTGTTAGAGTTGTATGTGCTGATGCACAATATGTTAAGGCTAGAGATTTTGCTAATAGAACTGCAACTTATTTCTATCCTGCTGATAGATATACAATTTTACCATCTATCGAAATCGGTGAAACTAATTATGGTCAAACACCAGAGGAAATTGATTTATTAAGCGGTGGTGATTCATCAGTATTAAGTGGTGAAGTATTATCAAATGGTGTAGCAGTAACTACTTGGAAAGAAGTAGATCCTGTCAACGTATCAGTAAAGGTATCAGAGGTTGTATTACCTTCATGTCCTGTTATTGATGAAATTTATATCGTTAAGGTTTTAAACTAAAAAACAATTAAGGAGATACTAGAGAGGAATATTCCTTAATGGTATTTCCTTTTTTGAATATTAAAGGGGTGAAAAAATGAAAGTATATGATAAAAGTGAATGTATCACATATTACATTGGTAAATATGATTATATGTCTGTTAATGATATAGATTTACTATATGATATATCAATAGATATGTATATAAATTTGAGATACCCTTTTAGACATGATTTAACTGAAGATATAATAAATGAAGATTTAAAGCATCACCCAACTTGGTGTTTGAGATGTATGCAAGAAATTATAGACAAGCAAGGTTTATCAAATGTAATAGGTTATTCCGAAAATGGTGTAAGTTTTAAATTTGATAAAACAGGATTATCTCAAACATTGATAGATGAAATCACAAGTGAAGCTGGAATGTAAGGTTGGTGATTAAATGAGATTTGGTGATACAATTTACTATTGCAAGAAAAAAGATGGTGTAGAGCAGTATGAAGAGCCTAAACCTATCGTTTTAAGACCAAATTATTTTAGTTTAATGCCTGCTAGTGGTTATGCTGATGTAATGGTTTATGGTGAAGATGTAAACAATCGTTATAGAGCGTATGCACCTTTAAAAATTTGGGGTACAAGATTTAAAGAAGGCGATAAGTTTTATATTGATTATAAAAAGCCTATTGCTAACGAAGAAAACGGAGCTAGTGCAAATGCCGAAATCAAGGCAGTTTTGTATGATAACTTATTTATTAAGTTAGAAATTAGGAGATTAGTTTCAAATGTCCGTTGATTTAAAGGGTTTATCAAGTTTTGAGCGTACTTTAAAGCAAATGAGTACAAATATAAAGGTTAGCAAGAAAAACCCTAAAATAAAGCGTATAATTGATATTTCGCTAAACGAATTAAAAAAAGCCTACAATGGAAAGAATGTTAGTATCTATGTTGAGGAAAACGAATTTGGTTTTACAATCTATGTAAAAGATAAAAATTCGGATAATCCTAAAATAGCTTTTGATGAATTTGGTACAGGATTCTATGCCGATGGAAGTTATCCCGGTGAATTACCAAGTCAAAAGATAACATTTATAAGTGCTGATTATAAGCAATCAACTGATGGTTGGAAATATTATTATGATTGGCAAGGACCTAAAAATAAGAGACCTAAAAAAGAACATGGTGGTATAAAAGGTTGGGTAACTAGAGATGGTACATTCCGTATAGGACACAAAGCTAATGCCACTATGTATAAGGCTTGTAAAAGAATAATCGCAAAGATAAGGAGTGAGGAAAATGTTTAATACTAATGATTTCGTAGAAGATTTAAAAGCATACCTAAAACAAAAGGTTGTGCAATTAGATTCTAAATTTTCTAAACTAGAAATTTATGATGCTTACACAAATGAACATTTACCTTTACCACCAGAGATTGATATATATATTGCCGATGAGTATGAAGATGAAAGTTCAAATTCTTTTACTGAAGGCGAGAACATATCAACTATTATGCTAAACATTTATTGTTATGCAGATGCGATGTATTTAAAAAGCGAAACTGAAAAAGAGAACGCACAAAAGAGTACAACTTATTTAGCACAATTAGTTAAAGAGGCATTAACTAAAAACAATTTATATTCAAACAATTCAAATATTATATCAGTAACTAAACGAAGTTATGTAGGTGCTACAAATACAAGAGATACAAAATTATATGTATCTATATTTAGTTATGAATTTAAAGTTAAGAATAATTATGTTAAAATATATATAAATAATAATTAAAATATAAAAGGAGAATAAAAAATGGCTATTAGTACAAACAAAAATGCTTTAACAAGTATCGGTTTAAAAGTTGGTATTGCTATTGAAGCTACTGCTGGTACAAGACCTGTTACAAACTATTATCCAATACCACAAGTAACTGATTTACCAGATTTAGATTTTGAGCCTGATACAATCGAAACAACTTCTTATGACAATTTAAAGTATAAGAGTTATTTACCCGGTTTAAAGGATACTGGTGGTATCATCTCATTACCTGCAAACTATACTGAATATGGTACTGATATGTGGGACGATATTGTCGACAAGTTATTACCTGAAAATAATTCAACAGGTAAGATTGCATGGTTATTAGTATCTATCGAAGGTACTACAAAGAAATGGTTTGTTCCTATCAACCCAGTTGAAACAGGTTTACCAACTGCACCCGTTAATGATAGAGTGTCAGTAAATTACAATTTTACAGTTGTTAAGGATATTTATACTGAAACTATCGTTGATGATTCAACGTATTGGGCATCAGGCGATTATACAGGTGTTTAAAAAATAAGAAAAGATTAGAGGTTAAAATATGAATTACAAGTTAAACGAAAAAGAATATGAAACAAAAGAGATTACTTTCAAGGAAGTAGTTAAGATGGAAAAATGTGGCGTTAATTTTAACGCTATCGAAAATGCGTCATTTAGTCAAGCTGAAGCATTAATTTCTTATATAACAGGCTTATCTAAAGATAAGGTTGATTTTGAAATTGATGAACACTTAAAAAAGGGTGGAAGCATTGAAGAGGTTTTTCTATGTTTTAATGTGCTTATTGAAAGTGATTTTTTCAAGAAAGTAGGAGTGAAGAAGTAGAGCCTAATACTTCTACTAAAAAAATAAAGATGGAAGAGTATGGCAGTATAAAAGATTTTATAAATGAGGTCTATTTACTGCCATATTTAACTATTGGAGGCTCTAGGAATGACTTTTGGGAATTGACACCTAAAACTATTCAAATTGATTTTAAAGCATATCAAAAACGAATGGAAATACAAGAACAACAAATGTGGTTACAAGGTTTGTATATAAAACGAGCATTAGAAAGTAGTGTATTGATTTGTGGTCTTGCTGATAAAAAGGTAATTAGAGAAATGCCTAAATACCCAGAGATGCCAAAAACTCAAGAACAAATAGAAAGTGAAAATTACCAAAAAGCAAGAAGAGATTTATTGATTGCCAAAATGAACAAATGGCAAAGAGCAAACAATAAAAAAAGGAAATAAGGAGGTTACCAAATGGCTAACACAGAAATAGATAGTTTATCACTTGAAATAAAAGTTGAAGGCTTAAAAAAAGATGATATTAATAACCTAGACAAATTATCTAAAGCCGTTTCAAGATTAACTAAATCCTTAAAAGAAGCAGACTTTTCAAAGTTAAAAGAAATTCAAGTTCCTAAAGGACTAAAGAACATTCAAATTATCACTCAAAACTTTAAAGACATAAATAGTGGACCAGCTTCAACTGCTATTAATGATGTTAAAGATAACGTTCAAGAATTAGGCGATATCGTTAGTGAAACTTCTACTGAAGTTAATGATGGTATGTTAAAAATAGAACAAGGTGCTAGTAACGTATTACCTAATGTTAGAAGAGAGGTAAGAGCTACTAAAGAAGAATTAGAGGGTGAAAAGAAAGAATCATTTTTTAGTAAATCATTAGGAAAAATTGGTGGTATATTAAAAAGAATTAAATTGATTGCATTTATTAAAGCAGTAAGAGCTACATTAAACGCAATAGTTCAAGCAGTTCAAGCAGGTGTTAAAAATTTAGCATCTTTTGATGGTGCTTTTAATGAAACAATGAGCAATATCAAAACTGCAACAACTACAATGGCTAACTCACTTGCTTTGATATTTAGACCATTTATAGAGGTATTAGAGCCTTTTATTACTTCTATGTCGCAAAGCCTTGCTACAATAGGTAATGAGGTAAGTAGATTACAAGCAGTTATGAAAGGCACAAGTACATATACAAAGATTAATGCAAAGTATATGGAAGATTTTTCTAAAGCAAGTCAAAAGGCTACATTGTTTAGTTTTGATACATTTAACACTTTAAAAACTGATGATAATAGTGGTATGTTTGAAACTGCTAATGTTGAAGAAAGTGAAGATACTGAAAAGGAAGAAACAAGATTAGAGTTCTTAAAACAAATTCAATCATTATTACAAAATGTAATGACACTTGTTTCAACTATTGTAGGTGAGGCAAAAGAATTATTTGCTTATATAATGCCAGTTCTAACACCTATATTAACTATTATAAATAGAATTATTAATACAGTATCTAAATTCTTATCTAGTATATTTGAGGCATTGAATCCATTAATTGAAGTAATAATGGATAGTATATTAGGACCATTACTAGAAATAGTAGATGCAGTATTAGAGCCTATATTCGTATTATTAGATGAATTTATAACACCATTAATAGCAGAAATAGTTAAATTGGTTGTTGGTGTATTGAATCCAATTTTAAAAGCTATAAAGCCTATATTAGAGCCTATCGAAAGCGTAATAAGAATTATTGCTATGTTTGTAAGTAAATTAGCTGAAAGAGTGTTACCAGCATTAGTAACAGTTATTGAAATAATTAGTACAACATTAGATCCTATTGTCAAAGTGATTGAATATATACTTAATGCCGTTGGCGATGTATTAGAAATTTTTAGTGATATTCTTAATTTCAATTTTGAGGGATTAGGTGATAAAATCATTAAATATTTTAAAAATCTATTCTTTGGTTTAATAAGAATTTTAGCAAGTGTAGTAGATTCTGTTATTAATAGAGCTATTGAGGCTATCAATTTCATATTCACACCATTAAATGCTTTATCAGATTTTATGGGTTGGGATTGGGAAATAGGTATTACATGGAGAAGTAATTTAGCCGATTTAGTACCAAGTTTTGCAAATGGTGGTATCGTAGGTGAAATATGGCAAATGAACGAATATGGAAATGCCGAAATGCTTTACAATTCTAATAATAGTGGTGATACATCGGTAATTAACCAAGCACAATTAAGTTTAGCATTTGAACAAGCGATTTATAATACAGGCTTATTGGAAGCAATCGAAAAAGCAGGTATAATAGAAATAGATGGTCGAGATATTGCACAATCAAATAATTTTAAAAGAGAATTAAATAGAACTAACCCAAGTTTGAAATTAAGGTAGGTGGTAAGTAATGAGTATTTTAATTGAAGATAATGTTAATAAAGTTAGCATAACTGGTTATATCGAAGGTGAAGGTACTGTTACAAAAACATTTACCAATTTAGGAAGAGAAAGTGTAGCGTGGAATGAAACAGTGTGGGGTGGTAATTTAACAAGAACTAACACCTTTGCACTTGAAAATATAGATGATGTTGAAATCGGTCAAGTACCACAATTAACATTAGTATTTAAATATATGAAAATAGAAGATTTTATCGTTATGCAAAAACTATTAAAACAAAGACATTTGATAGTAGAATATTTTGATTATGATAAAGGTCATACAGTTAAGCACGAAATGGCAGTTACAGCTAATGAAAGAAAAAAGTTTTATTCATATCAAAGATACCTAGATGGCGTAAGAGATTTCACAATTAAAATGGTAGGCACAAATAGAAAAGTACCAAATACTGATGAATATGAATTAAATGTTGATTTAAGTGTTTTTTACAAATCAAATGGTGCAGATAGTGGTTCTGACCAAATTATAATGTATCAAATTACCGACCAAATCAGAATTAATGATGGTAGCCAGTATTCAAAGAGTGGTTATCATTTAAAAGAATGGAATACAAAAGCTGATGGTACAGGGCAATCTTATCGTCCAAACTTTAGTATGACATTATGGCAAAGTTTAATATTATACGCAATATGGGAGGCATAATATATGGCAAACATAAGAGGTGTATTAAAAATAAACGAAAATGGTGCAACGCTTACTTCATATACAAGTAATCCAAGAACAAACAACCTATCAAAAGTACCTCAAACAACAAATATATTAAGTTTTGTTAGAAATCTATCAATCAATGACAAAAACTTTCGTGGTGCGAGGGGTACTCCTATTGGTATAACTAAAATAAGTGATATGAAATTTGGTGTGTATGATGAAAACAATAATTTCATGGAACAATATAATGGTTTGGATTTTGGTTATACTAATGAATATGGTGTATTAAATTTAACTATTACTATAAGAGGTAATAATGTTATTAATTTTAAAATTTATTTTGATAAATTAAGAGGACAATATCCAACTGATTATACTTGGTATGATATTGATAATGTAGCACATACAATAACCGGTAATACAAGCACCGAATTATCTTTTAGTCAAAGAGCTGGTACAGGTACAACGAGAATTGTATTTTCACAATGGGCATTACCAAATACAAGTGTAGGTATAACTTATGTTGAAAATGTCGAAATAAATGTAAGCATGAATAAACAATGGGTTGTTAATTATGAAACACAAAGTCAAAAGACTAATGATGCTTCTCAATTAATATTTGGTGTTATGCCATCAACAGGTGCGATAAAATTAAAAGATATTGATAATAAATTATACAATAACGCTAGTCTTGGTTATTTAGATATGGATTTGTTTGAATTGACTATGTATATTAATGTTGAAAAAGTACAAGAGCATATAAGTAATGATTCACCTTTCTATTCAAGCGATAATACATTAGATTTACAATTAAGTGATTTCTTATCTACTTTTGATAAAATAACAGTACCTTCATTATCGTATACCACTAGCAATTCTTTATATGATTATTTAAAAGATTTATTAAATTATTATAGAACAGATTATATAGATACAGTAAGATTCAAAAATATAGTTGCTTTTGGCTCGCTAAATCCTATTTGGCGAACAACCAAAAGTTTAAAAGATATTTTACGAGATAGTAAATTTAAATCTAATGTAACATTTTCATCAGGAACATTATTAGAAAAATTAAACGATTTTTGTACTGGCATATTCTTAAATATGTATATAGATAATTATGGTTTTTTAATAATTGATGATGCAGTACCTAGATTAGATTCTATTAAAAATAGTGAATATGATTTAAATAAAATTATAGATATACCATATAATAAACAAATAAATAAATTAGAATATGATTTATTAGTAGATAATAAATATACAAGTGTAACTATAAAAAATAATTAAGGAGGTAATCTATGAGTAATAATGTAATAATACAATCAAATGAATTTCTTGAAGCCAATCCAGACTTAAAATTTGAACCTTTCATATATCCTTCCTTAAAGGAAAGAATACCTAGAATAATACGAAGGTTTTATAAGAATGGCGTAAAAAGAGCTAAATTAACTATTGTGCCATCTGATTATTATTATACTGATGGTACGAGGGCTATGAATTGGTCTGTTGGTGAAATAGTACAAGTAGGACAAATGATTAGAGTTTTAGATAAAGATGGAAATTCATATTTAAAAGATAAAAATGGCAACGATATGATATTTAGAATTGTTGGTAGAAAATTGAGATATGAAGGACAATTCTTTATTGATTTAGAATTGCAAGAAATAATAAGAATGGAGCGTGATTCGGATTGAATTGGCGTAAAACTTTTACAAACATTAATGATGTTAATAATGGGCAAGAGTTTGAAAATAGTGATTACCCTACAAAAGAGGCTTTTAATATAGCTTTAAATAATACACAAGCATTAAAAGACATGCATGATAATGAACAAGCAACGTTGTTGTGGAGTCAAAGTCCTTCTGGTATGATAGAAGCTGATTATACAATTTCAAATTTAACTAATTATAATTATCTTATTATTGGTTATAAACAAGATGTAAATACAACTGATGTTATAGAGTATGTAACCATTAAAAGAGTTAATAGTGGTAATTGTAGAATTAGCAAAGTTATTGATGATAGTAATTATACAAGAGATTTTACATTTAATGGAAATAATTTACATATATCAAATTGTAGAATAGTTAATTTTAATGGTGGTACTGGTACTTCAAGTGTTAAAATAATACCATTTGAGATATGGGGTAAAAAAGTATTATAAGGAGGCGAAACAATAAATGGCAGAAATAAATGAAATGACAATAGAGTTTAGTGTTAATAATCAAACATTAACAAAGACTTCTAATGAAAAGATAGTTGAACATAGTGTTAATTATTTGTATGCTCAATTTACTTTTAATAGTAATTGGAATAATGTTACAAAGAAATATGCTATTGTTAAAAACAATGATGTAATTAATAAAGTTGAATTAGATGCAAACAATAAGGCTTTAATTCCAAGCATAATGGTATTGTATAATAACTTTGCAATAGCCGTTATAGGTGTAGATGAAAACAATTATGTAGTTATCACAACAAACCCAATATATGTTCCTATCTACAAAACATTAGTGCCTTATGGTGAAAATCCATTCTTAAAGTTTGTTGAATCAACTGATGGTACAATTAATGTATCTCAAAGTGGCGATAGAGCTGATTTAAGTTTACCTAATATTTATGTTAAAGATGCCAACTTAACAAATGACATATTAAATTTACTAGGTAGAGATAATACATTACTAAAGTCAATTAATATGCCTTATGGTTATGTAAATAACATTACATTAGAATTGAATCAAGATACTTTCCAACTTACATTAAGAGCTTATAATAAAGCAGAAGAATTACTATTTACAAGAAGCGTAGATTTTGATTTAGAGCCTATTGTGTTTGATAATGTATATTATGATAGCGTAACAAAAGAATTAGTATTTGTTACTCATGATGGAAATGAAATTAGAGTTCCTATTGGTGATATTTTAACTGGTATCGCAACTGAATCATGGGTAAATGCACAATTATTAAATTACGTTCAAAAAGAAAGTGGTAAAGGCTTATCAACAAATGATTATACAAATCAAGATATGGCTAAATTAGATGGTATTGAGGCTAATGCTCAAGTCAACATTTTAGAGGGTGTACAAGTAAATGGTACTGATTTAGAGATTGCAGATAAAAAGGTTAATATTGATTTAACACCTTATGCCTTCGGTAATCAAGCAGTATCAAGAGGCACAATGCTAATAGATACAACAAATTATGTATTAACATTAACATTGTACGATAGAAACAATAATGTACTTACAACTCAAAGTGTAGATTTACCAAGTGAAGATGCAATAGTTAGTGGTACTTATGATAGTGCAAATCAAAGCCTAGTATTTACAAAGCAAAGTGGTGCATCATTCTCGGTATCAATAGCTAGTTTAATTGATGGCTTACAACCTATTATTGATGCTAACAACAAGTTATCAAGTGATTTAGTTGATGATGCAAATGCTACTAACAAATTTGTAACTGCTGAAGAAAAGGCACAAATAACAACAAATAAGAATGATATTACATCATTACAAAATGGTAAGCAAAACAACTTAATTGATAGCACATCTATTGAGGTAGTAAATGATAGTCCAAGTGTAAAGCAATCATTTGTTGATTCACAATTCTTAACTGACAGTGAAATGAACGATTTAATCGAGGAGGTATATGGCAGTGAATACACATTATAGAAATAATTTAGAAGCAGTAATGCAAGTTAATAAAAATTATACTGATACTGAAATCAAGAAATCAGAAGAAAGAATATTAAGTATAGTAGCAAGAAATAATGTAGATTTCATAGACCATACTGACGAAGCCACATATCGTTTTACTGCCCCTGCAAATGCAAAATTACTTATGCTACAAGCAATAGGTGGTAACACAGTCAAGTTATCTCCAAGTGTAGCAAGTGATAGCACAAAAGCTATGATTAAGACAATGCCAAGCACAGTATTTACATTTGATGGTAGCAAGTTTGAGGGAGATAGTGAGGTTAGTGAGAATTATTTAGAAACAGTAGATGGAACTTCAACAAATGATGGTGTTACTTTTGTTGTTAATAATAAAACTGTAAATGTTAATAATACGGCAACAACAGGAGTATTTAAAACAATAAATACATTTACTTTAAATGCAGGAACTTATTATTTTAAATCTTATGGTGCAACAGGCAGTAATTCAACTTATTTTTCATATCTTCAAAAAAATGTAAGTGGAACAACTACTGTTTTGGCTCGTTCATACGAACAACAAACATTTACATTAACTGAAACAACAACTGTTGAATATCTAATTGCAGTAAGAAATGGTGTTAATGTTCCAAATGTAACATTTAGAGATAACATTTTATTATACACAGGTATTCACAACCTAGAGTTAAGTGGGTTAAAGGTTGAGGGTGCGAATTTATTAAATGTAAATGGCAGTAATACTAATGGAATTTACGATAGTAGTGGTGGTATTGTATCAAACCCAAATTGGATTGCATATAATGATTACATAGAGTTATCAATTAAAGAAATAATTTTATCATATACATTTACAACTAGAGGGCAATTTAATATTGCACAATATAATAGCAGTAAAACATTTATTAGCACATTAACTTATGATGTAAATTCATATACACCATTTATACCTAATTTAGATAGTAATTGTAAATATATTAGAATATCTTATAGAAGCGAGCTAATGACTAATATAATGGTTAATTATGGAACAACTGCTAAAACATATACAAGTGATTATGTAGCTCCTACAACTATCCCAATCGACCTATCCACTATCCTATATAATGGTAGTCCTTTGTTTGAGGGAAATAGCTTAAAAGCAGTAAATGATGTTAAAGATAGTATTACTCCATATCTTGCTACAAAGAAATTAGGTTATATGGATTTGGGTAGTTTGAATTGGACTTATGATAGTGAATACAATCGTTTTATTGCTTCAATAGGTAATATTAAAATTGTTCCAACAAGAACTTTACAAATGCTATGCTCAATATACGAATGTAAGTATAATAATGAAGCATTTGATTCAAATTGGGATATGGTTATTTATAATTATGGTTCAAGTACTACAAATATTGTTATTCATAATCATAATTATACTGACGCAACAGCTTTCAAAACAACTATGAATGGAATATATCTAGTTTACGAACTAGCAACACCAATAGAAGTAAGCATTGATTGGAGTGCAACCCTACGCAACATTCAAGGTTATTCAAATGGTAGTATCATCGCAGAGAATACCTACAATATGGATGTCGAAAGTGTTATTACATACAATAGCATAATTCAAGAAACATTATGTGGTAGTGTAACAATTACTAGAAATGGTGTTGATATTCTTACTCGAAACCTACCTACCCAAGCAAGTGATGGTTGGAGTGCAGGAACTCAAAGAAACTATCGTGTTTTCTGCGATGATGAGGGTAATGAAGTTAGTAAGAGAAAAACGAATGTGAATAAAGAGGATATGGGAACGCCTAATTGGGCTTATGATAGTGTTAATCAAGTTTTCAATTCTAGTGCAATTTCAAATATTAAAATTAAAACAACACAAGATACAAGTGATATATCTTGTCTATGTTTAGCATACGATTATGAGGGTGTTGATTATGCTAGTTTTGGAGTAGATATGGCATTTATCAAAGCAATCAATAATGATATTTTAAGAGTTAAAGATATAAGATATACTAACAACGCTATATTTAAAAATGCTAACATAGGAAATCCTTTATACTACGAACTTGCTGACGCTAGTAAAACTGAAACCGATATGGATGATTTCGATTACTTCTTTGATGTAGAAGAAGGAGATGTAATCACATTCAACAACCCTTATGCTCAACAAGTTTATGCAACTTACTCATTCTTAATTAAGGGGGCAAAGTCTAATGAATAATGAATTTGTAATTTCATCTAAAATGCAAAAGAAAATCAATATGTCTATTAGAGCAGGTTTACAAAGAGATTTATATCCTGATTTAATTGTTTATTTCATAAGACAAAGATATTCACAAGATGATGAATTTAGTTTAAATAGACAAAAGGATAGAAAGCCTTTAGAGTGGCAAGAGTTTGATGCTTATTGTGAAAGAGCAAAGACATATGCTAAAGAGATTCTAGGTATTAACTAAATTTATGATTAGAGGGTTGAAATATACCCTCTTTTATTTATTTTTAAAATAATATATTGAAAATTATTTTTTAATAGTTTAAAATTTAATTGTATAATTTAATATTATATAAAATTCCTATTTTAGTTTATTAATTTATATTTCAATATTTTCTATTTTTAAAAAATTATTAGAAAGGGGGTAACGATTCATGATTGATGTTATTAACAAGAAGATTGATACACTTTCTTTGGAGTTGAAGAATCAAGTTTTAACAGAGCAAGACAGAATTGATATTGAGAAAGATGTTGAGGATTATAGACAACAGTTGTTAGATGAAAAAGAAGAGGAATATGCTTCTAACAAGATTATCCTTGAAGCTCAAATCGAGGCTTTAAAGCAAGTTAAGGCTGAAATTATTGATGAACAAGAAAAGTCAGCTACAATCGAAGGGTAAGCGAGTGTGATAGAGTGTGATTAGACTAATCCAAGTTTTCATAAGAAAGACTAAAGACCTATGGAACATCTATGGTGGTATCGCTCTATCAACTCTTATTGCATTTTTGACACACTGGGATAAGATTGAGATGGATAGATGGGCAAGTTATTTGATTTTAACATTAACTTGCATATCAGTATTAACATTTTTCAAACTTGTTTATTCTAAAAAGAAGAAAGCAAATGCTTTAGATAAAGGTGCGATTCATTCTCAACGCTCTATCAACACATTAAAAAATGCAGTAGATCCAATGGCAACAGGTCAAGAAGTTGGAGAGGCAATTATTTACACATATAAGGGAGGTAAGAAAGTAATGAAGAAAGTTAAAAATTTCTTTAAAGAGATTTGGGGCAACAAATTTACATTAGGAAATACAATTATAGTTTTAATCTTTGCTACACTTTCGCAAATAATGACATATACGGAATACCTATATCGAATTAATTGGTTTGCTGAACATGAAATTGTAATTAAAATCGCATCTCCTATCGTAGCAATAGTTTGGGTGTTTATAGATTTATTAACAACATATACAAAATATGGCTTTGAAAGTTTAGATGAGATAGCAAATAGGAAGTTAGCGAAGAAAACAAGCGAATTATCAAAAGAAGAAATACAACATTTAAAAGGCTTATTAAAGCAATATAAGGCTTCACTTGTAACATTAAGAAAGAGAAAGATGGAACTTGAAAAAATGTTACAAAACTTTACTGATTTAGATACTGCTCATTATGTTTTCAATACAAAGGAAATGAATGAGTGGGACGAACTAAAGAAGCAATACAACGTATTGAGTGAAACCATTGATAATACAATTAAAAATATAGAAGATATTGAAAGTAAGTTATAGCTTAAAAGGGGAAGAATTAAAAATGTCCCCTTTTTGTCTATTTATGAGGGGCAAATAAAAATTAAAATTAGAGGTGTAAACAATGAAAAAGTTTATTAACAAGATACTAGATGTACCAAAGTTAATAAGAACGATATGGATAATGTTATGGGTGGTTTTGGTTATATTATTAATTTTCAAGTTTTGTTTTAACTTATGGTATCCAGTAGTAGTAGAGAATGAGGTATTTATAAATGTATGTAATTTTATAGATGAACATAAATGGTTAAGTTTAATTATAATGGGTTTCTTTTATGTGCTAGATATAAACATTAATACGTTAATATGTACTAACAAGAAGAAATATGATAATTGGGTATTTTTTATAATTATGAATATTATAATTTTATCTAACTATGTTGTAAAATATTTTAATTCTATTATAGGTAATATAGGAGAAATATTAATGATTATTTC